TTGTAGAATGATACTTAATATACACAAAGGATGTTTTGGTGATTGCATTCGTAACGGTGATTTGGTTGCCGTTGGTAATGTCGTTGAACATTTAAGAATAGTTAATAAAAACTCACACATCAAGTTTCATATGATGCCTGGTGCAGTTAGTTCAGAAGAATACTGCCAACAATTCTTTCAATTCTTATTAAACAAAACTGATTGGTTTTCAGAACACCAAAGCCAAGATAGCTTACAATGGGAAAGAGTTAATCTTTGGGACTTCCGTGATATTTCTGGTGACTTGGTTAAAATCAAAAATGATGAACCAATGAAAAAGAAGATTGTTATATTTCCATTATTTGATGCACCATACAATCAATACAGAAATTGGCCAAGAAGATTATTACAAGAGTTAATTGAGCAATATAACACAGATTTATACAAAGACTACACAAAAATCATTTGTACCAAAGAACCAGCTTATTTTGGTGAAGAATGGGTAAACAGTACCGATTTTATGACCAATATTTACCACATTATGGATGCCGAAATCTTCATTGGTGGTGATACTGGAACCTCTCATTTTGCATGGGCTCTTGACAAAGGACCAGATAATCTGATATACTATAACTCTAGTCGTGGTCTAATACATACTCTCCCGTTCCATCTAATCAAAGGAAAAGGTCAATTAAAGACTTATTGGTTAGATTTTGAACGAACCAAGTTCTAAATCCAACATTTTTGGTGACTATGTATCTAACCCAATCTTTCCATGGTTTGGCTAAGAAGAAATAAAAGTTGTATAAATAAGCAACCGGCAATCAAAGTGTATTGCAAATCTGAAGGAAAAATATGAAATCTTTTTTATCTTTTTTAAAAGAAGAATCTGAACAAAGTTCAGAACTTAAGCATATTCATCATGCTGAAGATAGACCATTAATGCACGGCCATTCTGGTTTTGAACATGCTCATGAGGCTTTAATGAAAGCCCATGCTCACATGACTGGTGGACATAAAAACACCAATCTAACAATGAAATATGATGGTTCTCCTTCAATTGTTTTTGGTCACCATCCTAAGAATGGTAAATTCTTTGTGGCCACTAAATCCGCTTTTAATAAGAATCCAAAAATCAATCATACTGAAGCTGACATTGATAGAAATCACGGTCATGCTCCAGGTCTAGCACACACACTCAAACACGCATTAAAACATTTACCTAAAGTAACACCAAAACATGGTGTATTCCAAGGTGACTTAATGCACCACGCTGATACTAAGACACTACATGAAGGATATATTGTAGAAGCTAAATCAGGTAAAGTATCTTTCACACCAAACACAATCACTTATACTGCACATGGTCATGAAGCAGAAAAGATTAAAAAATCTAAAGTTGGTGTGGTAGTTCATCACGAATATAGTCATGACATGAAGCACGCTTCTCCTCATGTAGATACAAGTAAATTTAAAGAACATCCAGATGTTCACCTTCATGGTGCCGAACACGATACAAGTAAGGTAAAGCATTCACCTGAAAATGAAAAAACATTTCAAAAACATATGCATGCAGCCAGAGAAATTCACGACACTAATGGTCACAAAATGTATGATGCCATTCATCCAAAACATAGTGGAGAACATGGCCATTTAGCGTCATATATAAATCATACAGTTCGTCACGATGAAGTTCCTAATACCAAGGGATTTAAAACTCACTTACATCGTGAACATCAGAAAATGGCCGATAAGGTTAAAACTGAAAAATCCAAATCTGAAAAAATTGGTGAAGGTGAAAAACAAATTAAACATGTTGAAAAACATGCAACACACTATAGTAATTTGTTTGCAATGCACCATCATTTACACCAAGCTAAAAATGCTTTGGTTAAATCATTAGAAACACATGAAGGACATTATCAACATCACATTGGTGGTAAAAAGTCCAAACCTGAAGGTTTTGTAGTTCATCATGACAATCAACCAACTAAATTGGTTAACCGTGCTGAATTTGCTAAACAAAATTTATTAAAAGTTAGAAAATGAAATCGTTTCGTGAAATAATACAAGAAGAAGAATCATCTGGTAAACACCATGTGATGACTTTTGGTCGGATGAATCCGCCTACTACCGGTCATTTAAAATTAATTGACAAGGTAAAAGAAGTTGCACACAAACACGGTGCAGAACATTCCGTTGTCGTTTCACATTCACAAGATGCCAAAAAGAATCCATTGAGTGGTTCACAAAAAGTCAAACACCTCAAAAGATATTCTCCAGGAACACATTTTGAAACTTCCTCAAAAGAACATCCATCCATTTTTCACCATGCGGAAAAATTACATAAACAAGGTGTAACTCATCTGCATGTGGTTGCTGGTTCGGATCGTGTCAAAGAATTCAAACATAATTTAGAAAAATACAATGGTAAACCTAATAAAGAAGGTCATGTACCATATCATTTCAAAAAGATAACTGTCCATTCAGCTGGACATCGTGATCCTGACGCTGAAGGTTCTGAAGGTATGTCAGGCACAAAGATGCGGGAACACGCAAAATCCAGTAACTTCCATGAGTTTAGGAAAGGTGTACCTGGTCACGTATCAGATAAACATGCAAAAGAATTGATGCACGATACTCGTAAAGGTATGGGATTACATGAAGATACTTCTCGTGGTCTATTCAAGGCAATCTTTATTACTGGTGGACCTGGTTCTGGTAAAGATATTATTATTCGTGAAGCAATTTCGGAATCTCGTATTGTTGAATTGAACTTCATTCAAACACAAGAGTATTTGTGTGATAAACAAAAATTGTCAGAGAAATCAAATGATTACCGTAGAGAAGCGGTTCGTAATCGTGGTCCGTTGATTATTAATGGTCCTGCTGACGATATCAATAGAATCAATTATATCAAAGAAGAATTGGAAAGTCTTGGTTATGAAACCATGATGATTTTTGTTAATACTACCAATGAAGTCAGTAAGGAAAGAAACTCACTATTGTCCAGGATGATGGTGGAGTCAATTCGTCTGGATAAATGGGTTAAGTCACAACAAAATACTAAATATTTCAATAACATGTTTGAAGATTTTATTGCTTTTGATAACACAGGTGGTATTGAAAGTAAAGAAGAAGATATACATGGTGTATATGAAACTACCAACTTTTTCCTAGATTCAAAAGTTGTAAATGAAACTGCTGAAAATTGGTTGAGAAGTAACAATAAATTAAATTTAAATAGACTGGATTCATTATTCAAGGAAGAAAAAAATGTTAAAACGTATAATAGATTTCTTAAAAATCAAACCAACAACACCATCCGAGCAAAAGGACCTGCCGACATCAAGCCAGACAACTCCGGCAACCTCATCAGAGGAACAGACCAAATCGGTGGAAACCAAGGTACCAGAAAAAACACCAACGGAACAACCTACACCTTTGGCCAAAACTCAGGCGTCTACGCAGAAAGTAGCCCAACCTACAAAAAGTTCCAAGAGCCCAAAGAAGCCAACTTCAGCAAAGACAAGGACAAAGAAAAAAGGTTAAAACGAGGCGATAAGTCCAATTTTCAAGGACGTATTGGCCGACCAGATGGTCTTGGTTCTGAGTGGAACACAAGAACTAATGGTTCAGGTTTAACCGGTGGTGCAGGACTTGGCGACCAAACTTATAGTGAAAGTGAAGAATATAGTAACGCCAATCCTTCCACCACAGCAATGCCATCCGGTGGAATTGTTAATCCACTAAGTGGTGATTATGGTGCGGATAAAAAAGACTTTAGGAAGTTTAGAAAAACAATTAAAAAAGAAGCTATTGACGATCCAGGTGCATGCGATATGGGTGTTAGTGGCACATTGAGTGGTGCCAGTAATAAAGAACCAATGGTAACTCCTGCTGATAAATTTGCAACTGCAGGTATAACAATTAAAAAGAAAAAGAACAAAATAACGGAGATTAAAAATGTTCACAAAAAGTAAAATAACCCAATCCATGATTGATGCTGTTAATAGTGTTGTCAGCGAAGAAAAGAAAAAATTGTTATTGGAACCTGAATTAGACGAAACTGGTTTCCATAAAGCTGCTCATGCCGCTAAAAAAGCAAATCAAACACACTTTGAGTTTCAAGGTAAAAAATATCCAGTAACAGCAAAATCTCATGCTGAAGCGATTGAAATGGACGAAGCAGCGTCTGAAAAGGTTCCTACACCAACAGGTATGAAAGTGTATGGTCATCGTTATGGTAATGCTGCTAAAGCTCATCGTGACCAAACCAAACATGATATTGATAAAATTAAAGAACCTAAGGACAAAGACCTTAAAGAAGAAGGTGATTGTGTTACTGAACCTGAAGCAAAAAACATTGCTAAGAAAGAAGTAAAAGGCCACGAAAAGAAAATGCATCATGCAGAAGAAATGACTTTAGGACACAAATGGAAAGAAAAAGCAAAAGCAAAGATTAAAGAAAACAAAGGTAATGGCCCACAAGAAACTTTCACCGACAATAACATG